CGCCCCAGAGCCGAGGTTCTGGACGACCGAGATGCTGTCACCCGACCCAGCTGCGGCTCCGTCTGTGTCGAGTAGGCCGGTCTCCATCATCGTCCATTGGTATGGGGAGAGGGAGAGCGGGGTGAATAATCTACGCACCACACCCAGTGACTTGCGGATGCGGTAGATACCACGGTTGCGGACAATCATGCTACTGGCTTTTGAGGATGCCGTAGGTGAGTTCTGTGTCAGCTACCGTTGCAACAGCAACAAGCGTGCTGTTCGCTGTCACAGTCGTGACTTCGACCTCCTCACCATCAAGGATAGGTGAGTTGGCGAGTGCGACGAGTGTGCCATCTGAGAGTTTGCGCAGGAGTGCCACATCACCACCGGCGGCGGCAAAGTAGTGTGGGACAAAGTTCCGAACATTCGGGACTGGGGTGGCATCGGTGGTGGTGAGGATCATAATTCTGGGTGGTTTCGTTACGGTTTGAAGAGGAGATATGCAAGGCCGAGGAGTCCGATTGTCAGCACCCCAGTTGTCATGAGCAGTGTCCGCCGGTGCCCTCTGGCTTTGTCCCGCTCTTTGGTCAAGATAGTGGCAGAAGCAACGGAGGTGGCGAGGGCATTCTGGAACTCATCCTTCTGGGATGTCGCGGCTTCGCTCCGACGATTGGCGACTGAGGCAATCTCACGGAACTCCGCAATGCGACTGGTCTGGATGGCGAGTTCACTTTTGAGGTCAGAGACTTGAAGTGCTAGCTCACTGGTCCGCTCATTTGCGTCAGTGAGCCGTGTCGATGCGACGTTGAGGAGTGTGACCGTTTGACTGAGCTTGGTGGCAGTTCGACCAGCAGCGTCCCGAATATTCTCCAGTGCGGCTTGGGCCGTCAGTTCGGCAGCTTGATATTCCCGCTCGATGAGGTCACGCAGGTTGGCTGATTCAGCAACCCCCTCTGCAACTTTGGCAGATGCAGCACGGACTTCCTCACGTGCGTCACTCACCTCCATGGAGAGATCTTGCACACTGCGCTCAACCTCTGCCACATTTGGCACGGGTGGAGCGGTAGGGATAGTGACCACGGGAATGGTCCTCTCCTCTGGGGGTGACGAAGGCGCGTGCGAACACGATGCCAAAGCACCAGCCAGGAGGAGGAGGAAAACTATTTTCATGTGGGTTAGGCCGTCGGGATAGCCACGTTTGCGAGGAAGTAATCAGAGATCAATCCACGTCCGGCATCATTGTGGTGGAGACCATCACCGGAAACATAATAAGTGGTATCGGTAGGGTCAGAAAATGCCGCGTAAGTGTTGGCAATCAGGTTCAGATTGAGGAATTGATCGGCAATTGCAGCACCTTCAGCGGCGATCCAAGTGTTCACTTCGGTCAAACGTGTCTGCTGGGTGGTGCTGTATCCGTATGTCATGCCATCACCAGCACTTGCAACGGGGGTGATTGGCATAATGATGACGAAGAACCCATCAGCTTTGGCGGCAAGGAGCTGACGTTTCAGTGAAGCAATAATCCCTGCAGATGTGTAAGACGCGGTCAAATCGTTCACCCCACTCCAGAGAGCAAAAATCCGTTTGGCACGGTTTGCACCCACCCATCGACGAGCCTTGTTGTAATATTGGTTCTCCACTCTATCCATCTGGCGAGCACCATCCGCCGCAAGGTTTTCATTTCTGACAGTTGTCCAACCAGTTTCGAGAAGGAGTTGTGTTGGCCAAGTTGTCCCGCCACCGGGGGCGGAGGCTGTAAGGGAGTTACCTTCAAAGGTGATTGATGGGGGGAAATCAATTGAATCTGTCATGACAGATTCAAGCAAGAGACGAAGCTCAAAAAGCTGACCTGTTGTCAGACCGACATCATAGACAAGAATTGCCGCAATTTCCCCCTTGAAGTAGTAGGAATTGTTAGGGTTCTTACCGATGGCCCAATCGGTGTTGTTGTTCCAGAATGTTGCAGATGTTGCAGACGCAACCTCTCTGGAATTACCCATAACGGTCGCTGTTGTGCCGAGGTAAGAGCATGCACCGAAAGACCATTCCCCTTCATGGGCATTATCAACAAAGGGTTCGGCGTTAGTGCCTGATGTCGAGACTGTTGCCACTGTTGCGACCAAACCAGCGACGTAGTCGATTGTACTAGTACCACCTGTGCCGCCACCCTTCCCCGCACTCAGCAGAGACATTCCTTTAGCAGCCGAACCTTTGGCAGCGGAGATCAAGACAGATGGGGAGGAAACAGCAGTGTCAAAGGTTTGATCCTGTTTAAATAGTGCCACGACAGTGACACCAGCGGTGGGGATCTCACTCTCGTTTGGGAATTCATAGCCATTAGTTGACCCATTAAGCGCGACTGAATAGTCACCATTCACACCAGTTCCGGCTGCGTTAGCCGCGCCTTTGAAGGGTCTGACCGCTGCGCCTGTGTCATCATCCTGATGCTTGTCACCAAAAAGGAACCCACTCTCGATGTCGGCCCATAGGTTGGCCTTCTTCAAACCGGTGATGAGTCGTTGATAGTGGTTGATGCCGAGATCGTCAGTGATTGAGGTTGCTGCAATGATCGCGTCAGCGTCCACGTCGGCATAAGGGAACCCTGTGCCAGCAGTGATGACTGGTGGGGGAGGTTCCGCTCCACCAAAGCCAGCGTCAACAGCGTCAATAGCCGCTTGGGTAAGAGTTGAGATTGGTTTGTTGACGTCACTGGTGTTGTCAGCATTGGTGAGACCCACATCAGTCTTTGTGGTGAGTGCGTTAATCTGAGCGATTGTAGCATTCCCTGCCACATCAAGTGACGCGATTTTTGTGCCGGTTGTGGGTGTGATTGCGGTGTCGAGAGTGAGGGCCATATTTTTATTTAGTTGTAGGTGAGAGTTGCGCCGCCGAAGGTGAGAGCATCGCCGCCGAAGGTGAGAGCATTAGCTGGGATACTTGGGGGAGAAACGTCGCCGCCGAGTGCCGCGACCGCAGCCTCCAAGGTTGCAATGCGGGAAATTACAAAATCAAGTCCAAGAAAAGCAACCTCTTGTGTAGCTGTCCGGGCAAGTGGCACACCAAGTGAGTCAAAGCCAAGGGCGGTCAGGGGGGCAAAGGCAGTCCCAATTGCGCTCTGAACACTACGTGCGACAGTCTCATCAATCTCCTGAGTAGTCAGGGTGAGCTTGTCTACCGCAGCACGCACATCCTCCGCTGGGGGAGTGGTGTTTGAAGGGAAGGGTTGGTCCTGAGTTCGTGGTGTGGCACGGTAAAGGACCAGTTTGACGGTGCTCGCCAATGCAGTGCCAGTCCTGAACCCATCAGGTGAGATGGTGAAGTCTGTGGAGTTGACACCATCCAGTTCCAGGAATAGATCTTCATCTCGGCTCCGGGGGATTGTGATGGCATATGCGGTATTCGCATCCCCATTACCGGCGTATGTCGATACGGTGTCTGTTACTGTGACTGGCATGAACTTGTGGGAGGCTGCTAAATTTTTGGGTTAAGGGCAATGCTAATCTTTAAGGGTTTTCTCCTGCTCCTTGTATAGAGCGACCGCACTTTTTGCAATCTGGAGTCTCTGGCTTCGCAGTTCACGAATCCCTTTCTGGTCAGTGGTGTGCTCTTCCACTTTCCAGAGGATCGACATGGCATCTCTAGCGTCTTCAAAATCTAGCCGTGCAGCACGCTGACCACCGGTCTCTTCTACCGACCGGTTTATCGCGGAGCTTCGTGCTTTCATGTCGGCAAAAATCTCATCAAACTCCTTTTGACTCTTTGGATAGTAGGATGCTTGCCCTGGTGGGTGGAACAAACGCCCCAAAATCGGGGTGTTGACCAAGTGAGGGTCTTCCGTCTTCCCTTGGACACCGAAGAACTCCAATATGTCAGCGGAACTTCTTCCCCCAAAACTCTTCACAAAGTGGTCAATCTTGCGGGGGGACACATCAAAGCGTTTCCCCAAACTGACTGCCACCTTGGTGGTTCTGCTACCGAATTGGCGATATCTCTGCCCATCTTGATCGAGAACTTCCTCCCACATTGGGACAACTTTACGACCAAAGGTGTCTCTCTTCCCTGCCACTTCCAGCGCGTAATCTGCACCCACCGGTAATGAAGCGGAAAAAGTTTGCTTTGCAAACTCCTTAGCGAAGTCGGTAGCGAGTTTCGGATCGTCTTGGTAGATCGCGTCCAAAATGGCCACCGGTGCGCCCATGAAGAAACCATCAAGTTCATGGGACTTTGGGATTTTCAACAGTTCCGGCTCGCCGGAGAGGGAGATGTCCGCAGGGATAGGGATGTAGGAGGCAGAATATTTCTCCCTCTCGTCCATCTGTTTCCACCCTTCCTCATCTTTGTATGTCAGCCACCCTGCAACAGCAACTCCTGACATGATGTAGTTGCGGACCATGAACTGATTCAGCAGGTAATACTCAGCAGCACTTCGCCCATCTTGGGTCATTTTGTCTTTTGCCTTAGTGTAGGCTCGAACGTGCCCACGGATACCTTGGACCTTAGCTCCGAAGTATGGTGAGATTTGGTTAAAGACTCTCCCATATTTGCCAGCACCCCGGAAATCTGTATCTACTTCAGCGGCACGCAACGTGATTTGCTGGGCGATGTCTGGTGTTAACTCATCTGTTTTTGGGTTAAAGCCAAGGTCACGCATTGCGCGTTTGAGTTCAACACGCTTCACCGCCTTATCGGAAAACTGAATCACATCTTTGTAGTAGCTTAAGAGTTCTGATGAGCGAACGACTCGCAGGATCTTCCCATCGTGTAACCGTTTGACAGTTGCTTTTCGGTGGTATGTATCGGCACCGAGACGTGTCGTCATCCCTAGGTTCAACTCCTCAAACAGTTTCCCTGTTGTGGTTTGGAATTTATTGGCGGTTAGGGCTTCTAATGAGGAGGTGGTTGCTTCCGCCACCCACTCACCAAAGGTCCGAACAAGTCCGGCTTTGCCACCAGTTTGGCGGTAGAGAATGGAAGTCCCTCGAAGCGGTTCCGTGACTATTTGGAAAGGGAGGCTGAGAGTTGTGGTCCCGATTTTCCAAGCTCTGTTGGGAAGCCCAACAGCTAAGTCGGCATATTTGTTGAGCCGGTAAATCTCCAAACCTTTGAAAGCTTCATACGCTTCACGGTCTACCTCGAAATATTTCATTTTGCCCCCACGCATAACTGGGATAATAGCTCTCCCAAGTGCGGAATCGGGCACATAGGGTTTCCCCCACATTGTGATGACTGTGCCAGCCTCGCTTTCACTCATGTGGTCTTTCGCTTCTTGAATTAACCTCTGACTCTCGCCGCCCAGTTTGCTCCCAATTTGGTCTAACAGCGTCTCTGCTGCCCGCGCTGCTAATGGAATGGAATCATCATTCTTGATCTCAGCCACAAGGTGCCCCAACACTTTTGGGTTTGCCTCGACCAAATCAACTAAACTCTCCATCGCTGCTGTCCGCTGTGACGCCCCAACGATGATTTCTGCATTCTCAATTGCAGACTCAAGGGGGTTCATGACCCTCCGTCCGGAGCCGGTCATGTGTTTCACTAACTTGTTTTGCCCTGTTGCACCGGGGTTGTAGGATGTGAATTTCTCGTCCAGTGCTGTGAACTCCCTTTGCAAACTGATGTAATCCCCAGCATCGCCTTTACGGATCTCACCCACCATGTGGTTGTAATGATCACCGGAATCAGCAGCGTATTGAAGCACACCATTTTCCCACTCATAGAACTGGGTTGCGGCGATGTCGAAGTCAGGGTTCTTGAGTTTTTTGACCAGGTAATCAGCATCCACAACGAGCATGCCCGAGTTCCGAGGCTTTTTTGATCTGTTTAAAGCTAATGTTCTACGCGCCCAGAGATAGACCAACCATTTTCTGACATCCTTTTTAGGGACACGTTGTAAAATTTTCTCCAAGCTGGGGGACTTTGTGTATGCACCAGAATACGACACCATCCCTCTATGAACCATGCGGTCAACAATGTTGTCAGAGGTCATCCGATGCACTTTCAACACGTCATAGGGGTTTTTGGTCCCCACCAACTTAACCCCTGTCGCTTTCTCGACTGTGGCAACCATCTTGCGGATTGGGTCAAACATCTCAACCCAATCCCCCACCGTAGATTTCGCAGTATCACGCATGCTCTCAACAGCTTTCGCCCTGAGTGTCGGGGTGTCCGCTATGTTTGCTTCACCACGTGCTAGCGCCCCTTGATCTGCATATTTACCAACCGCTTTCTTTGCAGCATCAAAACTCTTTGCTAGTTCTGGACTTTTCTGGAGGATGTTGCTTTCAAACCATTTGTCCACTAGGGGATAATCCTTTGCCACATCTGCTCTTTTCCCTGTCGTGGGGTTAAGAGACGGCGCAAGTTTCAAACGGACGTATTCCGCGAACCCTTCAGATTTGGCAATGCCTTCGTTGATCAGTTCTGAACGCATGGTGCCCCCTGCATAGTTCTCCCCAGCGATGTCAATCAACTGATCTTGAACGTCCTTTGGCACACCGGTATCCTCTCTCCAGTTGTTGTCCGTCATAACTTCCCCTTTGTAGAGGTAGCCGTCTTGGATGGCGTGAGCTGCTTCATGCGCTGCCGTAGGAATGTCCCCATGCTGGGCTACACGAATGACACCATTGTTTGGGTTGAAAGTCCCTAAGGTGTTTTTCCCGAGCTTGGACCCAAACCAGATGTCATTTTTTATCCCTGCTGCTCGCAGTATGCCAATCACCCCTTCAGTCACCTCTGGGTGGCTAATAGGGTTCGTGGTGGGCATGAGTGGGTCTAAAGCCAACGACATGTCTATATCGAGAGGTTTCGCTGACATGGTGGCGAGGTCTTTAGCCATATCCACCTTCAAACCGGTGATCTTTTCACTTGATACAACCTTGGCCTTTGCTTTGATCCCCGCCGTGCGGCGTTCCAAATACCCCGGGTCCAACTGTTGTGCAGCCTCGGCAGCCTCCTCTGGGGAGTGTGCTACGATTGTGCGGTCCCCATTCGTGACAGAGAGTGTCCCATCGCCTCGGGCAATAAATCTCCCACTGAAGCCTTCACCCATCCGTGTCCGCTCATCCTGCTGTGCTTGCTCATCCTGCTGTGCTTGCTTCTGCTGTGCTTGCTTCTGCTGTGCTTGCTCTGCTACCTGTGCCTCCAACTCTAGCAGCTTATCACGAAGCACCACCTGTGCGTTAACCCTTGCAAGTGCTGATCTGTTGGGGTCGGTTTTGTCTGCACCAATCATGGCCTTAAGTTGGTCATCCAAGTAGGTGCTATAACGCTCATCAAGCATCTGACCCATCGGGGTTTTCTCCCCCTGCTCTTTCTCATCAGCAAACTCCTTTCGGGCTTTCCACTCTTCAAAATTAGCTATTTCCTGTTCCTCCGGCAGAAGCTTCTTTTCAGCCTGGTTGATCTGACTTGCAATCAGTGCCTGTTGAGTCGTCGGTTCAGAAATGGCTGGCTGGCCATTGCCTGAATGGTCTTGCTCAAATGCCATGTTCCCAGACAAGGCAGCTTCAAACTTCCCATCCATGTTGGAAAGGAAAGCACCACTGTTTTCCTGAATGAAGTCCAAAGCATCCGGCAGACTCAGATTTCGGATCTTGAGCTGGTTCTCTTGGTCTACCCCATAAGCTTCCAGCAGTTCACTATCTCGGAAGAGATTCTCAAAACTTTTTTGGTCTATGTATTTCAGTGCCTTGCTGCCACCAGCACCGGCAACAGCAAAAGGCAACATCGCGAAAGCAGTCATGGGTGCCTTTTTCATGAGCTTCAAAAGCTCTCCATCGTTCTCCCCAATCTCAGTAGTCCATACCTCCACATCCTTATCTTTATCAGAGCGCATGTCGAAGTCTTTGATGTCATCACTGACTGCACCGTAAAGCTCCATCGTTAGGGCGAGGGAGAAATCCTGCCCCAACTCCTGTGCGGTCTCGATAGCCCAGATTGTGCCAGCTTTTTTGATGAAAGTGTTTGTGGCTGGGAGTCGCTTCGTGATGGTCTTCAGCTGGGCATAGTTGAGAAGACTGTATGTCACACCAGCTGCTAGGGCTGCGCCTTCCTGCGCCTCCCAGTCGTTTGGGTTAGTTCGCTCTCGGATGTCCGCCATGTTCTGCTCAGACTTTGCAGCAGCCACAAGCAGGACACCTGGGAGGCCGGTTGCGGCGGCACCCATCTCAGGAAGTGAGCCGACGACACCATAGACCCAGTTATCCATGAACATGTTTTGGGCCCCACTTTTGCTGTTGTGATCAATACGTGCGACTGCATCGCGCCAATTGTAAATCTTAGAAGCATACTCCTGACCTCTGCCTTGACTCTCAAAATATTTTACCCCGCGCTTCAAGTCTTCCTCAGAGGTGAGAACCTTAGCACTTCCCACTTTGGGGTTTGCTTTACGTTGTGCAGCGGTGGAGGACACCGAGTTCCACCGTTTGACATTGCCATCAGCCCTCGTTTGAGCTTCTGCCAATGTTTCGACATAATCCCCTTTAATGACTGTGTCGAGAAATGACACCCTTCCACGTGTCCTTGATTGCAGCTCAATGCCACGACTGGTCCCATCTTCATTGAAATATTCAACCATGTAGTCCTGGCTGGCACCGACATCACGGATACGTTTGGCATCAATGATGTCTTTTCTCGCATCACGAATGTTCTTAGGCCGCGCTGCGCTGGAGAACATGCGTTCCATGGGTCTCGCAAAATGTTTGCCAAGCTTGCGCCCAAAGCCGTCAGGGTTCTGCCCATGCGCTTCGGCGGTTTTAGCAAGCATGGCGGTCATTTTATCCCAATCCTTTTTAGGGATTCGACCCATGGCTAGGGCTGCTTTCTCTAAACTTGCAAATTGTCCAGCTTCGTCGAACTCTGTGGTTATATCTTCCTCGGCGGCAATGGTGTTGAACACCTTCTGCACCATAGGTATGAGATGGCCAAAGTCTGCCCTCAAGGCTGCTGCGGTCTTAACATAGTGGGCGCGAGCTTGAGTCCGTTCACTTTTAGCGAGTGTGGAGAAATCCTTCTCCATCACCTCCTCAAAATCATCCACGTCACCTTGCATCCCAAGGATGTTGTTAAACGCTGATGTCTGGGCGGTATCCACATACTCGCGCCGGTTATCAACCGCATTGATCTTGGCGAGGCTCCACCGGGAAAATGCAGCACGGGTGGTTTCTGAACCGTCCTCTTTGGCATCAAGGAACTTCCGCATCGGTGGCTCGGCGGCACCAGACTTGATCTGGTTGACGCCGAACCCAGCTTTCTTCATAAGCAAGTTCGCTGAGTAACGCTCACGAAAAGCCCCCTCATCCTGCATAAATAGACGCTGATGGTTGAATTCCTCAGCGTGCCCATTCTCTTCCAAGATTGCTTGGAATGTTTCCTCCCCGCCCATGAGGAGTTTGTTTGCATACCGTGCGAGTTCTTCACCTCGGATTGCCTCCTTCCGGGCAGTGATTTCAGCTTGGTAGCTGAACATCTCCTCCCCGCGTCCTGTCTTATAGTCCCTATATTTTGCCAAGTTGGCAATGAGCTTGGGAGTCCCAGTGTCAATGACAGCATCAAACTCCGGACCATGTAGGCCCTTCTGGGCTTTCCCCTGTTCCAGTTTGTCGAGGATGTCCAGACCGATTTGGTCTGCTGCCACAGGGTCACCGTAAGCAACTGCTGAAGTGCTGAAGTCAGATTCGAAAGGATTAAATTCAGGCATTGCTATTGGTTCTTTGGGAGCGTGGTGGGTGAAAGCCAATCCTTAGCGAGGTTGGCACCTTCTAGTTTCTTCGGCGCGGCGACACCGGGGATGGAAAGACTTCCACCGACTGTCCCCATTGCTTTTTCAGCGATCCGGTCACCATCAGTGTCGAGGAACTTCTTCATCTCCAGCTCGGTGGGGTTGCGCCCTTTCTCTGCAATGTAGTCCATGATGAACTTGTTCATCTCCTTATGAAGAGCAGACCGGACGAGAATGTTGGTTTGCTTTAACTCACTGCTACCAATAGTTGTTTGCAAAGCTTGATCGTTGGTAGGATCAGCATCCCCAAGTATAGCTGCCATGGCGCTGTTAGACTTCTGCTGGGCGATGTCTGCAATTCCAGCAGCACGCCCCTTCACTAACTCATTTGCTACCGTTGCCAGAGGTGCTAACATTTCCTGCCGTTCTTTTTCAGTCCGCTTTACATTCGCCTCCTTTGAATACTTCTGTGGAGCTTCCAAATGCATGGTGGTATTAAAATGCCCTATATCTTCACGCCGGTATGTCCCAAGCTCGACTTTAAGTTTATTCCACGCTGCCTCATATTCCTCTGGGTTACCTCGCAATTTGGTGAGGTCATCAATCTTGTCCTGGAGGTAGAGTAATCCCCCCTCTGAAATAGGGGCACTGGATTTGAAATTCCGCAGCAGTCGCTTTTTGGTCTGTGGTGTGATGTGGGAAATCTCATCAATGGCCACTTCAAACTCCCCCATATTTTTGTAGTTACCATCTTCGAGCATGTCTTGCAAAAATGTGACACCCTCAACCTCCAGCTTGGTCATCCCAAGTTCGCCTTTCTTGATTTCCTTCCGCTTCTGGCTTGGCGCAAGTCGCCCAAATGCATCCTCATTGATTCTCTTGATATGGTCCTCCGGGTCAGCGTCCAAGCTGGTTGCCATGTCCGCGTTACGTTTACCCACACCCAGTGCCTTGTTCAAACCATCAGCTTCACCATCTGTGATTTCATACCCCCTAGCATTCTTGACTAACCCTCCGGCTTCCTCCCAGTTTTCTTCAGTCACAAAATGCTGAAGATCACGGTCAAAGTTCTGGCGAGCTTCCCGCTGGTTCAACTTGAGGGCGGCACCAGCAATTTGAACGTAGCTAGATCCCGCGAAGTTTTCATAGTCTTCAGCCAATGCACGGGAAACGACTGGGGGCATGTCAGAATCCTCAAATCCTTTTTTTATTGCGTCCAGTTCGGTTTTCCAGAGTGGCCCCCACTGCGCGGGCGGGACTGGCTTTCCTTGTGAGCCGTCCGCGTTGAGACCATTCATCTTATTCAAGAAGTTTCCCCGTGCATCGCGTAACCCCCGCCTCTCCTCAGAGAGTTGTGTGCGGTTCCGCAAGTCTTGGGCCCGGTCGAACTGTTGCTTCACCATCTGTGCCGCCCCGCTGACGGAAGACATCAGGTTGGCAGTGGCTTGAGCAGTGGCTTGAAAGGCACCAGGTTGGACATCCACACCAGATTCACGGGAGGAGACAAGGGATTGAATAGGGATGCGAGGCATTACTATGGTTTCTTTTGTTTCTTGTAGAACCCAAATGGGTCAGACCCACTCCGGTCGTAGTTGGCACCATAACCTGCACCAAAGCTTGTGGCAGCATTAATACCAATGGCAGCCCGACTGATCCCACCGGCCTGCGCCCTGAGCTTGTCACCAAACTTGAGGCTCTGTCCTTGATTGCGGGTGGTGTTAATGGCGTCTAGTGCTTGACTGGTTGCTTCGTTGATCTGGTCGTCAAGGCTGGACTCGATGTCACCAAAGATGGCGAGAGCGGTCCCACCAGAGGTGTTGAACCCTGAAGCGGCTTGGCTGGCGCGAACCTGCGCGAGATAGCGTTGCTTGTTCCCCTGCTGGCGTTCGGAGTTCTCAATGAGTGCCTGACGTTGGTTCTCGCGCTTGCGGTCCAGAAGGTTCTGACTGTTCTCGGATTGGGCTTGGGCTGCATTCTCCGCTGTCTTCTGAGCATGGATTTGAGCACCGACAGAGGAGATCAGCATTATGCCTTGGCTTACCGGATCGGCCATTATTTCGAAGATTTGGTTTTAATACGCATGGCTAAAATGGTCATAGGTAAAGGTTGAGTCTGCCTCACAGAGATACTGGGTTTTCTTTCCCAAGTCGAGTGCGGTGTTGACTGGAAATCTTGAGAGAGCAGAGAGAGGGGGACATCTTCGGTGATCCTTGGTTGCTGCTGGGCAACTTTTGACCAGTTGATCCTGTCTTGGCTGACCTCGCCGCCGAGTGAATTGCGGAACCGGATCAACAACTCAATGACGGAACTCTTGCTACCAATTGCGCCAAAGTCGATGGACATGGGCCGCACCTCCGTGGTGTATGGGAGACCGACGACAACATTGTCTCCGCTGCTGGGCAGAGTAGCAACACCCCCAGTCACGGTAACCAGCCCATGCGGTTCTCCATCGATGAAGGTGTCAACCTCCATGCCTTCAAAACGGGTAAGCCCTGTGACTTCGGTCAAGGCAGTTCCGATTGCCTCAGTGTAGGAGTCAAGGAAGCGAAGGTTCACAGCGTCATCATCCTCTTCAATGCGGAGCATGTCGGGGGCGAGATATTCGATGTAACGGTTCCCATTGCGGTTGACGACAACGTAGTGGTCATCATCCTCCCCCGCTCCTGACGTTACAGCGATGCTTTCAAAGTTTCCTTCCGTCTTCCAGCGTGCCCAACCAACGACGTTCTGCGCTCTCTCATACGTCAGCAACGGGATCTCCCCACCACTTACCAAGAACAACGTGGAGTCCGGCAGTTCACCTGTCGCAATCTGAGTGACCACCCCCCTCGTGACGTGGGAGGCGAGTTGAGTTAAGTCCGCAGAAAGATATCCACCATATTCAACCGAACCCCCTGTGAGTTCTTGAATCTTCCGGCCCTTGTATTGGAGAAAGAGAACGTTGTTTTGTAGGGGTGCTGCTTGGAACCCTTTCTGGGCACCGAGTTGCATCTGCCGGTTCAGCCCATTGTTCTCCGGGGTGAGGGAACTCCCATCAGGTGCGGAGATCGCCCACACACCAAGGGTGGTGCCCACCAACAGTGACAGGTGGGAAGATAGCCAGGTGATAGACTCATATCCCTCCGCGTCAGTCTGGAAGCTCATGCCATCGGTGGCGAGAGTTCCGAGGGTGAAGTCAAAAGGTTTCTGCGTGCGGGAAAGCCAAAGTGTCTGCGGGCGACTCGATGTGCCACCGAATGCAAGCCGACTCTGGTAGAAAGTCACACTGGTTGGGTAACCATTACGGGGAGAGAATGCACACTCATACCACGCGGCGGATGCGGTGGCAGCTTGGAAGTCTTTCTCGACTGTGACGTTGACCACAGTTGTCGTGCTGAAGGAATCAACAACAGCACTGCCGGAAGCTGTGTAAGTGTTGATGGTGAATTCCACATGCTGTGTGGGGTCGTTCTCAAAAACTGGGAGAATGACACGGATTAACGTCGCCTGGTCCTCCGTCTCAGTGACACGTTCATTCCGGTTGTCCACAGAGGACACAATTTTGATGGTGTTCCAACTTGTTCCCCCATCATAGGAGCGTTGAACCCAGTAAGTGCCGGTCCAAGTTCCAAAGGTCTCAAAAACCCATCCGGCCTCAACGATAGTGGGTGGGACGAGTTCCAAAGTCTGTGCAAAGAATGTTGGGTAGTCCCCCATGAGTGTGTTACCAGCCACATAATCTCCGTCTGAATCAACCGCCGTGTTGTCATAGTCGGCAATGCAAATGTAGTAAACAAGCACACTGTTAGTCACCTCATAAACAATGTCCCCCGCAGTGTTACTGGTGCTGGAAGCATTAAATGCCACTTGCCCAACGATGACATCAGCGACATCATATTCGTTCTTCGACTCCCCAACGGTGTGTTCAATCTTGATCCGGTCACCGATCCATGTGGCGTCGAAGAGTGCTGCGTCAGATGTGATGGTGGTCGTGCCGGTAACTGCCCCAGGTGTGAGAATAAAGTCGTCAGTCGATGGGTAGGTCTCCCAGATCCGCGTCTGCCAAGGGTGGGCGACGACTCCCCACGTCCCACCAGCGTAGCGGACGATGTTCTGGACGGGAACTTCAGGGTGGGTGACGATAATCCGGTCGATCCTTTGTGCAAACTGGAGATCGAAGATCTGGTCCTCAGTCCATGGGGTGTCATACTCTGTCACGTTGATCGCACCAGCAGTGTGAACACGCAGCTTCAGCGCAGTGAATTCAAGGACATATCCTTGCGTCTCGGAGAACCGGAACCCCACCAGTCGCGATTTAGTGCTCCCCGGCGTTGTTACCCCAAGGTATTTGAATCCAGCTCGTCGAGTGACACCACCGGCGCGGAGCACCTTGGCGTTCTCAAGAATCTCACACCCAGAGTTGAACTTGCTGAGGTCGATGCGCCCAGCCAACTCATCAGAGAGTTCACCAGCGTTGAGTGCGAGTTTGGAAAGTTCTGGCATTAGTAGCTGAAGTCAGTGGGGTCTGATTGCCCATACCGGGTGTTCAGGCGGGCTTGGAGGAGGGGAGACCCTGCGAGGCGGACCGAGTGTTGGGAGTTCTCTCCGGACTTGTCTTGCACTGCGTCGTAATATTGAGCATTTGGCAAAGTGACGGTCTCATAGATCCGCATTTGCTTGGTCACCTCATCCGGGTTGTCCGCAGTTGGACCGGCAAGGTATGCGGCAAGGAGTCGCGCGACGGCGGCACGGAAGTGGGGGGACCAGTCGTCGGGGTTGTTGACGTCCCTAATATACTCAAGCGCAATAAACTCGCTGTTGCTCCAGACTTGTGAGCCAACAATCTTGAAGCTGTCAACGGGTGTGCTGTTGTAGGTAGTCACCCCAGCAGCCACGCCGCCGGAGAACAAACGCATTACGCGCAGTCGATCTGTTGAAAGTTGGTGGGAGTAAGTAAACCCAATTATTGTGGCGTCGGTGCGGCGGCTGAGGGCGGCAATGTGGTGTGCAAAAGTCCATTGGTGCGCGGCGAGTGCCTCCTGCCGTGCTTGCGCGTAGAACTCGGCGCAGTATCTCACAAGGGCATCAGAGGTCTGGGCATCATCGTCGAGACGTGTGATGCGCCGGTCGCCCAAGTGGGCTAGTGCCATGTTGCAGATATCGATTGGCGAACTCATAGAAATGTTAGTAAAGAAAAAAGGCAGGGAAGGCAACCCCTCCCTGCCTTTTATAAGGACATAACCAAATGTCAGATTAGTTGCTGTTCACCATTGGGATGTTGATGGTGTAGACGGCGTTGGCTGAAAGTGCTCCAACTTGTGTCACCATGAGGAGGGTCCGGGCGGCGAATGCCACACTTGCCACCGAGGTATTCAGGACTGCGGTGCCAACGGTGTTTGCTACTGCATTGACGGAACCAGTGATGGCGTCGTCGTCAACAGCAACACCTGCGTCGGTAGCGGTACCAATCTTGAATGTCCCCGAACCACCGGTTACAGTGGTGGTGACGGTAATAAGACCTGGGATGATGGTCATGCCCGAAGGGACAAAACCAAGGTTGATAGTGTCAGCAGCACTAAGTGCCCCGGCACCCTTTGAGACAGGGAACTGGAGGAAGGAAACCTTCCCACTGATAAGGGACGCATCAGAGATCATGCTGCCAGCCTTAGCGGCGGCAGCTACCTGAGCGGTATAAATACTTGCATCGAATGAAGCCATAATTTTTGTTTGTTAAATTTTAGGGTTGGTGGGTTATGCGGTGACGTCACAGAGGATGTTAACGACGCCTTTCTTCTCCTCACGCACTGCACCAGCGCGGAACTTGAAGCGGATGTTGTCGGCACCGTTGGCTGGAGTGTTCCAAACGCGGGTTGTGGCTTTCTGCCAATCACCATAGGTGATCTTAGATTTGAGCCACATCGGGCAGGACTGGATGTCTCCGGTCTTGTGGTTGAGGGCAAAGCGGCTTGAGACGAGGAACTTCACACCGAGGAAATTCTCAATAACTCCTTTGTCGAATGGGCGACCACCGGTGAAGGCACGGAAGTCAGCACTTGTGACTGAAGTGTTTGTCCAGAGTGCGAGGAGAGAACGGGGGGTGACACCCATGCAAAGTTGCTCCCCATCATCTGTGCCTTGTCCGTAAGCGTCGTTATCCATGAAGACTGTGATAGCTTCAAGGATCTTAGCCTGAGTAAGGTTGGCTTGAGTGCCCCCATGGTTAACCGCAACAACTTGGACGCCATCAAGGACTTCCGTGGTCATCGCTTCTTCAGCGCCAGCACCAATGGTGGTGGTCCCGAGGATGGCTTTCATGATGATGTCTTCCATTTTGCGCTCACCAGCTTGCATGAGTCGGATAGCTGATTCAGGCATGGGGACACCGAGGCGGTTGAGCTTCCACACATCATCCTCATCAAAGTGGACGGTGCGTTCGAAGTTCGATGGGAAGATGAAGGCGCGTGCGGTTGGAAGTTCAACAGCTGCCTTCTCTTCGAAGCGTGCTGTTTTCTCTTCCAAGTCGAGGTCACCAAACTGTTCGACGGTGGCGTAGCGTCCGGCACAATCCGGTTTGTAGGTGACGTAATCCTTGAGGATGTTGATCTTTTTGGAAATGCGAGCTTTCCACTGTTGCCCATAAGAAATTTGGGCGTGTTCGATAGGAGTCATTTTGTAAAAATAAAGAGGTTAAAAAGAAGGTAGTCTTTTTGGCCTGGTTATCCTTAAGTTGCTTGCTGGGTCCGGATGGGTTGTCCAACTCGCTTCAAGGGTCATTCCGAGAAACTGAGGTGGTCGTCTAAGGTCTAAGGTCCAGCAAGGATTGTCTCTCTCTTCGATGACTGTTTAATTGCTATCACAGGTGTGGGGGTGCCGTCAACAAAAAAGATCACCTCCCCATTGCTGAGGAGGTGATCTTGCATACAACAATTACCATGAATAAAGAAAACCTAGCGAGTTTGCTTCGCCGAACTATGGCCCAGACTCGGTAACAAGTCGAGCATGTTCTGCTTGTGCTTGTGCATATTGGGTGTGGGAATTGTCGTAAAAGGCTTCGTGTAAGGGGTTACTGGAGTTTGAAATAATATCCTCCGCCCTCGCCAATGAACTCCCATCGGTGATGTCAACCCCACCAATGGAGGCACCTTTGAGAGTTCCCTCACTGAGAGAGTTCTTCAATTTGGACAAGGCGAGCACCATGTTTGGCTGGTTAACCATGTCATCAGCGTCCAAAGGGAGTCCAAGTGTTTCAAGGGCAAACCTCGCATCAGCGATGGTGACATCGTAATTCTGCTCACCAACTGCGGCAGTAATGGTGTCCCTAGACGCTCCTTGCTGCTCAAAAGCTGCGGTCTTCTGAGCCTCTGTTTCGAGAGCTACACGCTGCAAATCAAAGGAGAGGAAGTCCGTAAGTACTTCATGCCCGTGCCCCTTCTCCATGGAATAGGCGATGGCTTTGTCCAGAATGTCGTCACTGAGGGTGATACCTTCTGGCATGTCTGGGAGTTTCAGCTGCGCCTTGAAAGCATCCGCGTCGGCTGGCATCTCCGGAGCGGCGGGTGTGGCTGCCTGTGCTTCCGCGAGTTGCCGGGTGAGTTCCGCCTTTACGTTGCCGTGTTCACTGATAGCGCGTTGTGATTCCTTGTTGGACTTCAGAACATCAGAGAGGTTCTTGAAGGTTGCACCTTCGGCATGCTCGCCGACACGTTCTTGCCACCCTTCGGAGAAGTTCAAATCCCCATCGATGAGCGGGGGAAGTTCTGCTGGTGGGGCGTCTACGGCGGGGTCTATTGTAGTTTCCATGTTTGGTTATGTGGGTTGAGGGTTATCCTTTGTAAGTGATATCTTTGATGCGGCCAGTGTAGCGGCGGGTGAAAACTTCTTCAGTCATCCCTCCATTGCGTGCCCATTTGATGAAATCAGGGGTGAGATCCCCCAGGTATTTACTTGTCACCGGTGCGCCGGTGAGGTCTACCTTGTCAACGTATCGAGGGTTGACTGACTTTGTCACACTGTTGGTGGCACGCGCCTCAAGTTCAACGATCTCCTTTTTGAGACTGAGGACAAGTTTTTCCAACTCGATGATCTTGTTGGTCAGCTTGAAAGTCTCTTTAGGTTTTGGGAATGGGGGGCTGGAAACTTCCGAGGCGAGTTCCGGGGGTGGTGGGTAAGTGAAACTCCCTTGGATTACCACAACCTCCCGCCCGATGGGGCCAGAGTATTTGTCACTGCCATTTGTGTAGGTGGTGTCATCGGATGTGGGGTCGTAGGTGGCGACATGGACATCATCACGATAGATCTCGTAATCTTCTCCAGCTTTCTTGTTTGTGTATTTTACTGCCATTTGGTTATTGGTTAAAGTTTGGTGAGCCAAGTGATGAGTTCCTTGTAACTGTCTCGGCGCATAGCTGCGAGCGCGGCGGACTGGGGGTCCATTGTGGCAAGCTCGCCAAGGTTGAAGCTCGGTTCATCAAAGTTCCAAGCCTCCTTCAAAGCTTTATGCGCGTCCTCACGAACGGTGGGGTCACTTGAAAAGATTCTAGGGATGCGCTCCCGGAGGTCAGCATCCGCACGTTTCCGTGCCAGTTCTTCATCTGTAAGGTGTTGGGCCATTTATGGTGTGACTGCTTGTGCTTGGTCCATCATCCCTTGCTGAATCTCAGGGGAGAACTTGGAGGCAGTGTCCGCCACCTGCATGGCTTCCTGCTGCTGCTGGGCTTGTGCATTCGCCTCAAGGCGGGCTTGCGCGATCTGGATCACCTCAGTCTCAGGGCGGAGGAGTGGGTTGCGGAACCCATAGGTTCTTGCCAGCTCACGGGTGTGTGCGGCGAGGTCAATCTCATCGAGGACGGTCGGATCAACTTGTGCATACTGTTGGAGACGTAGGAAGAACTGGTCCTGGTGCTCCACCGCTTTCCGCTTCATCGTCCGTGACAAGTTGGTCTGGAAGGTGGTAAGCGGGTCCGGAATATCATAGAACCCATTGGATTCCTTGAGGAGCTGCTGCGGCGGATCAGGGAAAACCCCTTGGCGCATACAGATTCCGAAGACTCTCTTGGACAGCATCGGATTGATGTCAGCCTCGTAGCGGGCGTTGACACCCACGAAGAGCATCTCCGACTGATCACGGATGCCCGCGAACTCGGTTGCCGTCATCTCCTTCTGCACATCGGAGAATGGCTGCCAGAGTGAGTTAAAGAAAAGTTTGCGGATCTGGTCCTGCTTGTCGCGGATGCGGTCCTTACCCATCGGGTAGTCACCACCGGTCGCCCACTCACGGACCCCACCACCCGAGGTGCTGAGAGCACCGGCGCGGGTGAGAGTCTTCTGGCCTGGGCGCATATCGATCTCTCCCACCATCCCCGCCTCGGCGAGAATGCGGGGATTGATCTTGATGTCGAGCAGGAGGTCTAGGGATTCCTGCAAATAGTTCACCTGGGCAATGGCTGGCATCGCCTTCCGTGCGGGAGAAACCCCCCAAATGATCCCATCCGCACCATGCTGGAAGCGGGAAACCATCGTGTTAAATTCGTGCATGCCACTCTCTTCGATGAGATTCTCATCTTCATTGCAGATGTAGAACTCCGCGTAGGGCATGTTGACATTGTCCAGCTTTGAGGGGTCACGCTCCGCACGGGGTTTGACCACGTGCCAGATCTTGAACTTCTCGCTGTGCCGCTTCTTGTGGTCCAAGAGTGCATTCTGCACACGAAGTCCAAAGCTTCCGTTGGGGAACTCCTTCGACAGCTGGTGCGCCGACGCCATGAACCACCGGCGAAGGGTGTCGGGGCGTCCTTGAAGATCCTCCTGAAAAGTGTAGGTGCCCACGTGGGAGTGTTTGAAATAAAATGGGGCATACTTGTTCCCCGTCTCGTAGCACATCATCATCCCGGTGCCGACGCTGGCACGCTCAAGGTTGACCGGCTGAGTCACCGTGTGGAAGTTGGACTGGTTCACCAACTGCATCGCAATATGCGAGCATGTCAGATACCACTCACGAACTTCGTCATCGTCCTGGAACTCGAAGGGTGGTTCGTAACTCACCCAATTGTCACCCGCTGGGGTAAACTGCGCGGTCTGCATGTTGCTAAGACCCTCCACCGCTTCAATCACCGTAGTGTCGTGGATGTTGGCGTAACTGTTCGATGGGACCGGGGTTGTCGCAACGTTGATGTAGGCATCCCTGGGGACTGCCACTTCCTTGATCGACTGCCACCATGAGTCCATAGGTGCCCGGTCGGACTCCTCCTGCTTACAGATGTCGAGTTCTTGTTTGACGTCGATTGCCATTAGCCGATTGTTTGGTTCCCTCCACCAGTGGTGGAGTTTGGTGAAGCTTGAATATCCTTGAAGCCTGAATAGAACCCACCCTTGCGGCGATTCTCTAACTCCTGCTTCTTCTTCGCCGCCTCACCGGGAGATGAAGAAATCGTGGCGGGGTCTGACTTTGGTGGTTTTGGTGCGCTGCTACCCATGGAATCGTTGTTTCAGATGTTGAAAGTTTGTGGTCCTTAACCTCTTATTTCCTTTGTTCCTGTGCCACGATATGAACGGGAGTTCATACGGACAAAGATCAAAGAAGGCGGAGGGGTCACCACTCGCGTAGAGGATGTGCCACGTATCAGGGGTGCGCGTCAAGCCTGAAGATCCGAGCGGGTGTGAGGGGTCGATGTCGTTGAACGCCAGTATGTCCTCCTCAGCGATGGACGAGTCAATCGGTCGAGCAAGAAACGTGGTATCCGGTGAGGAGTAAAAAACCCCGAACCGCGCGCACATCTCAATAAACGTCCACGTCCACTCCGGGGAGTCCGACTGGTTCATGTGGGTGAGGAACTGCTGGAAGGGGCAGTCCGGGAAGTCAATGATGCGTGTCTTACTCATCGCACGAACCTCCTACTCCCCGCCAACTTCACCCCGCTGCCACTGCTGAAGTCCGTGCTGTCAAACCCATCACCGGAGATCCGTGCGATGGTGCGGGAGATCAACCCCCGCTGCCAAGCTTCACAAAATGTCCTCAGAGAATCACACCCGTGCGAATAGTCGTCGTGGACAGGCTCCGTGGACATCATGATCCCATTCGCGTTCTGCGCTTGGTGGTAATTGTCGATGCACTCCATGAGGCTTGGAAACTTCTTGTTCCCCCGTGAATGGTGCTTCGTGACCGCAGCCTTGTCAAACCACAGATACTCAAAAGTGTCCTTCACATAATTGATCCCTGTCCAGACTGACGGGATCTTCGGGACGTGCTGCACGTTGGGGAAACCCATCTCGTGAAAGATCTCCACGAGCGTCTTCCCACTCTCCATGCTCTTCCGCCCACCATCGTGGGGCAGCAAGATGCGGAGATCCTGCACCCGGTTGTCCGCCATCCATGCCTTGAGCCAGTCCCCATAGTGCCGCGCCGTCTCACGGTGGCTCACGTAATAGCCCACGATGCGCAGCTCCTTCCCCACCGCCTGGATCAAGGTGACCGGCATGGCGTCGTTGCGCCCGATGTCAAAGCTCGCGAACACTGGTATCCCCCGCTCAATGGGAACGGTCGTGACCCGCTTCTCAGCAAGTGCCCGCGCGATCTCCATCTCGTAGATCACCCCATCCATGGGGGACTTAAAACACTCCTCAAGCGTGGAAGGATACTCCCCGAACCGGTTATTCAGCAGGGGCCATGCTTCATCCTGATACCACCGCTTCTGCCCATCAGTCAGCACAATCCCGTGGACATGCTCCAACTCCTCAAAATACTCCTCACACTGTGGGAGAATCCTCAACTTGGACACCAACG